ATACGATTGGGTATGCGAACAGGCAGACATTTCTACCTTCGTTGCTGATAAGTGGGCATGGGACATGTTCTATTCTGTATGGGAACAATCCGCAGTCGATGGTGGACACGAACAGATCGGTTGAGTGATGTGACAGTCGGGGGACTGTCCACCATTTCCCCCAAACCCCTTCCATCCATCTTATAGTGACTTCAGTCACACAAACGACACCAAATGCGTAAGATCGAACAGGAAATGAACGCCGCCATTTCTAACAGCATCAACTGGCAGAAAAACAACACCGCTGTTACTTTCGACCCCGAAACTAACACTTCTACGGTGTATCTCCACGGTAACAAAATTGCTGAGGTTGGTGACTTCGGAGTTCGTTTGTGGGACGGTGGTTATCAATCAACGACCACCAAATCCCGTATCAACGCTGTGCTCTCAGAGCACGCAATCGAGGGTGAATTTGTCTTTCAAAAGAACTTTGATTGGTTCATTCGTCTCTACAATGGCACTGAGTTCTTTATCACTGAGTTCCGCAACTCTATGAAACTGGGCACACTTTCCAACGACCTTCTGCTTGCCTGACGTTATCACTGAGGGGTGGGAAACTTCCCCTCTCTAATAACCTCAGCGGGGGTGATGCATCCCGCTCAAAACACATCACATTCCATCGCTTTACTAACAACATGATCAACGCTTTTACTTCCACCGCTATCAACGCTATCACCACCTCCGATGATATTGTCGTCGTTGAATTCAAGAATGGTCGCCAGTACGATTATCGCAGCGCTGATGTTGCCGGTTTCGTGAATAAACTGAATAACGTTATCAAGGCAGAGGAATCTGTCGGCAAGTTTGTGAACTTCTCGATCAACAATAAAGATCTGCAAAATGTCAACAACGTTGCTGCCTGATTAACACTTTGGGGGGACACTCTCCCCCCTGACTAATACAAACTCTCTGTTCTTCATTAACACTTTCTTATGTCCATCGAACTGATGCTTTCTCTGCTGAACAAAGGTAACACCGGAAACGACATTCTGTCCATTCTTGATGTTATCAGTGAACAGCAGGTTGATGACACTCAGTCCTAATACATCATTCGTTCGTTAACAGCAGTTTGGGGGGTTTATGCCCCCCCGTTGTTAAAAACCGTGGGTCCCCGGAGTCTACAAAGTGTTACGATGCCGTTCATGATCTCAAAGGCACTCTTTTTTTCTCACCCCACATAAAAATTTTTTTTGCTATATAAAAACAACTATAAAGATCAGAGGTATGCAAAAAAATCGCGCAGAAAATTTTACGACTATAGAGGTTGATCCAGTAAGTGGTGAGCACTATGTGATTATCCCTGAATGGATATTAGATGAGCAGGGATGGTATGAGGGGACAGAAGTTAATATTGAGGTTGAGAACGACTGTATTGTAATTACAAATATTGAAAGTTCTTGACAGAGTATACATAGTGCAGTATGATTCGATTGTAATTAATTACTATTATGTCTAAAGGATTTACAATAAAAGCAAAGACGCCCATGGCAGCGTCTCCCACGGAACAGGAGTGGGATTATGAAGTGGCAAAAGAAATGGTAAGAGGTAAGTCTGTCGTCTTTTGTCTTCCGGGGCGTGGAGTATCATATACATTTCTAAAGAGTTTTGTGCAACTTTGTTTTGATCTTGTACAAAACGGAGCAAGCATCCAAATTTCGCAGGATTATTCCTCCATGGTAAACTTTGCAAGATGCAAGTGTCTTGGTGCAAATGTATTGCGTGGACCGGATCAACTTCCGTGGGATGGCAAACTCAAATATGATTGGCAACTCTGGATCGATTCTGATATTGTTTTCAACACTGAAAAATTCTATCAACTTATCCTGATGGACCAAGACATTGCAGCAGGATGGTATTGTACCGAAGATGGTCGCACCACATCAGTTGCTCATTGGTTGGAGGAGGATGACTTCCGTAACAATGGGGGTGTGATGAATCACGAAACGATTGAGAGTATCTCAAAGCGGAAAAAACCTTTTACTGTTGATTATACAGGATTTGGATGGCTTCTCATCAAGCACGGAGTCTTTGAGCACACGGAGATGAAGTATCCATGGTTTGCTCCAAAGATGCAAGTCTTTGAGTCTGGTGATGTACAAGACATGTGTGGAGAGGATGTATCATTCTGTCTTGATGCAATTGATGCCGGATTTGAGATTTGGTGTGATCCACGAATTCGTGTGGGGCATGAAAAGACTCGCGTAATCTAATGACAGAAAAGTATGATATTCTATGTAAAGGACGTAGAATATATAAAAATCTAAGTCAACTTGAATATTTTGAGGTAATGGAGGACCTTGCGGTAGAATACTATCAAACAGGTTCTCCGGACCCCTCGGATTTAGAAACTAAAATTTACAAGGAGTAAAAAAAATTATGGCAAAAACTGGTTTTATGAAGGGTGGCAATTATGTGGAAGCCAAACCCAAGAAGTCTCGTCAAGGAACGGGGAAGCACACAAAATTATCCGCAAGTTCTCGTAACTCGGCAAAGAAAAGGTATCGGGGACAAGGTAAATAATGAGTCAACTCGTTGTAAATCTACCCCCACAAAAGGTATGGGTACGTAAAGAGTATCTTCGGGATTTACAGGACGGGTATGGTGAATTTGTAGAGGGCGTCTGGGTATCGGCAAAGTCGATTCCTGGGCGTGCTTTTTATTTTGAAACTTATTTGCCAGAATATGCGGCAATGTATGATAAATTACCGATTAGTGCTTTTTTATCTCGTCCAAAACTACCTGATCCCGATTTAGATCTACCTAATCTACAGTTTTGGAATTGTATGGACTATGGTATACGGTGTATTGAGAAGCAGTTTATTGGAAGTATGGACTTTATGCTTCATACACGCAATTTTGGTGCTCTTCATGGAGAATATTTGTTTACTCTAGACAATTTTCACCCTGATATTGACACTACAAACTGTAATGTAAGTGAAATACCCGAAGAACACAAGTCTCATAACTGTATTGAACTTGAAAATGGTCAATTTGCACTCTATCCAAACAATAGAATGAGGATATATGACCTTTCAATCACACCCGAAACACCAAAACAACCCGATTTTAAGGTATCAACTCAGTATTATCAAGTTGAGAATGGAGTAAGATGGGGAAGATTGGGTGATACTGATGATTATTTCTGGAAAACACCAGAAGAACAAGAAAATAAATAATCTTTAGGGATAGCAACCCCTCTAAAAGTTCTGATTTTCACGAATCAGGAGCTAAAAATGTCGAATTCATCAGTCGATAGAGACAAAAAATACATGAAAGAGATGTGGGGAACCACAAAATTGATCACAGATTATAATTCACTATCTGAAAAAAGAGTATTACAAGAAGTTATGCACGATGATTTAGATAGTAAGTATCATATTCCAGAGGATCGTCTCTCAAGACCATGTGGAGGGTCTAATGGATTTGATGATTTTGTTGAAAGATGGCATGAATGATTGATTGTAGGGGTATAAATAAATAAAAATCTCATGATCAATGGCAATAAAAAGGATATCAAGGGTTTTTAAAGACATTAATTTGTCTTTTGAGCCTCATCCTGTGACAAAAGATCTACAAATATTAAAAAATGAGAATGCGATTCGTAGATCTGTAAGAAATATTGTCCAAACAATATTTGGATCTGATGTAAGAAGTAGTTTATTCGATTTTGTGGATTTTGGTACTGCTTCTGTTATTCAGGATCAAATTCAGGTTGCAATAGAAAACTTTGAACCAAGAGTTGATAATCTTCAAGTATTTGTAAATCCAAATGCGGATGAAAATACATTTGATGTTACAGTAGTGTTTGATATTATTGGTCAAGAGTTTCCGACTCAAGAATATACATTTCTATTAGAGGCAACAAGATAATAATATGCCTTTTACTAAGTTTACTAATCTAGATTTTGATCAGATAAAAACATCCATCAAGGATTATCTTCGTGCAAACTCTACATTTACGGATTTTGACTTTGAAGGATCTAATTTTTCGACGCTGATTGATACATTAGCATATAATACTTATATTACAGCATTTAATTCAAACATGATTGTTAATGAATCCTTTTTGGATTCGGCAACACTTCGTGAAAATGTTATATCACTTGCCAGAAATATTGGTTATGTACCTCGCTCTAGAACTGCAGCAACAGCAGAGATATCATTTGATATAGAAAACCTTGGAGATATTAATACAGTTACCTTAGAAGCGGGTTTGGTGTGTATAGGTAGAGATGATGATACATCATATACTTTTGCAACACCAGAAAATATTTCCACTACTGTAAGTGGTGGTACTGCATCATTTAAAAATGTGACTGTATATCAAGGAACATTTTTAAGAAGAACATTTACAGTAGACACTTCACTTAACCAAAAATTTATTTTAGACAATTCTTATGTTGATACTTCAACTATAAGAGTATACATCAAAGGTCCTCAAGAAACTGGAAAAGGAGTTGAGTATACTTTAGTTGATAATATTATTAATGTCAATTCTGAATCAAGAATCTTCTTAATTCAAGAAATTCAGGATGAAAAATACGAATTATTATTCGGTGATGGATTTATTGGAAAGAAATTGGAAAATGAATCTACTATTACAGTAGAATACATTGTTACTGATGGTATTGATGGTAATGGTCCATCAATATTTTCTTTTGCGGGAAGTATTATTGACCAACAATCGAATCCAAAGAACCCCGGCAATCCTACTATAACAACTGTTTTAAAGGCACAGAGTGGGTCCAATGCCGAGACTTTAGACTCTATTAAGTATTATGCCCCTAGAGTCTATTCAGCACAGTACAGGGCGGTTACAGCAAGGGATTACGAAGCAATTATAAAACAGATCTATCCAGAAACTGAATCAGTATCGGTAATTGGTGGAGAGGAACTTGATCCACCCGAATTTGGATCAGTAACAATTAGTATTAAACCAAAAAATGGATCTTTTGTTTCGGATTTTTCAAAGAATCAAATACTATCAAAATTAAAACAATATGGAGTTTCTGGTATTAATCAAAAGTTAGTCGATCTTAAAGTTCTTTATGTTGAAATAGAATCATCAATATATTTTGATTATTCAAAAACTTCTAAGGTTGATGATTTAAAAACAAGAATTACAAATTCTCTTAATTCATATTCCAAATCTATTGATCTAAACAAGTTTGGTGGTAGATTCAAATATAGCAAATTGTTACAGGTTATTGATAATACAGATAATGCCATCACTTCAAATATTACAAAGGTAAAAATAAGAAGAGATTTAAAAGCTGCTGTTAATCAATCTACACAGTATGAGTTATGTTTTGGAAATAAGTTTCATGTTAATGAAGATGGTTATAATATTAAATCAACGGGATTTAAAATAATTGGAGAATCTGATACAGTATACTTGACGGATACTCCAAATGAGGACAAAAAAACAGGA